TGAGTGGTCAATAATAAAAGAAATACCAAAGGATAAAGAAAGACTTTTACTACAAGAAGCAAGAGAAATCCAAAGAAGAATAAATAATGGAGAAGAACTTTACAATTTGACATTAACAATAGAGCAACTAAAAATGCTCAAGGAAAATAAGGAGGAAAGATAATGGTAATTATAGGACTTGGAGAAGCAGGAAAGAACATATGCTCTAAAATGCCCAAGAATGGCAACATACGAACGATAATAGTTGACGGGGGCAAGAACCTTCCAAAATGCTCAACACACGAAGAATACGAAGCTAGTGTCCCTAAAATGGCTAATAAGCTTAAACTTGGAAAAGAGCAAGATATTTGGATGATCACAGCAGGTGCTGGAAAGGTTTCTGGAGCATGCTTAGCGATACTAGAACAACTCAGAGACAGAACGGTAAATGTAATCCATATTTCGTCTGATCCTATTCTTCTTTCAAAGACTCAAGTTAAACAAGAACGAGTGGTCTTCAATGTTCTACAACAATATGCAAGGTCTGGCATGATCAATACGTTATGGTTGATGTCAAACGCTCAGATAGAACAGTTCGTTGGAGAAGGTTCGATTGAGAACTATTATGATAACATTGATAATGCGATTATCAACTTCATTTCAAACTATGGATACTTTGCAAATACCGATCCTTTTATGGGATCTCATCATGAACCAAAGGAGATCTCACGAATTCGTACCGTGAGTCTCGGAGACATAGAAAATAATCAAGAAAACTTGTACTTTTTACTTGACAACATTACAGAAACGTGTTATTACTATAGTATAAGTGATGAGGATAAAAAAAGTAATAAAAACTTCTTGACAAATGTTAAGGAACGTGTTACTTTAGATAAAGAGAAGAACATTGAGTCATCTTTTGGCTTATGGGAAAACTCATCTGATATCTCTTATTTTTATTCAATAAAATATACTCATTATATACAATCGGAGGGTAAATGAAAGATTATATTCAATGGGATTCTTTTTGGAATTCTTTAATCGTTGAGGATGTGTTGTTGTTTGATAAGAATGGCAATAAACCAACGATTATAAAAACAAACACAAAACACAAGTCTAGATTTAAACACAGTGAAAAAATTGAAAACCACATCAAATCAATTATACAAGAAGTAAAAGATCAGACAACAAAACATAAAGGTGTTATTTACATGATGTACCACCTTGATAGCAACAGAAGAGTTCCATTATATATTGGCAAATCAGAGTTTAAAGGAAAAACAAGAAAGTACAGTGCCAATGCGACAAACCTCAATCCAGCAGGACCTTTTTTGCGCTGGGGCGCAAGACCTGATTATCATTTAGGTGATTTGTACGAGGCTTATCGTGGGAACAAAACCACTTTAAAATATAAAGATTGGAGCAAAGCAATTTTTGATTCTAATGGAAATTTTATAAAAGAAATATATCTTACAATGATTCCAATAAACACAATGAAAATACCAACATGCTCATTTCCCACTTCTGTTGCGTCAACAGAAAGTACGCTAATAAATTGGGCAGGTCATTTGTTTCCAAAAGATTTGCTGAATAGAGACGGAAAAGAAAGATTTTAAAAAAAAATAAAAAAATAATTTGACAAACTTTGAAAACGTGTTATATTACAAATACATTCAAACAATAACTTTGAAAGTGTTTAAAAAAAATAAAAAAAATACTTGACAAACTTATGAAAGTATGTTATAATATAAATACAACAAAACAAACAAACCTTTATTAAGGTCGCTCTTACATCGCTGATAAAAAAATAAAAAAATAATTTGACAAAATGTTAAAACATGTTATATTAATAACACGATGGTTGTTCTGGGAGGTCAACCGAAAGTCAACTCTCAAAAATAAATTGACAACTAACACCTGAGGAGGATATATGTCTACAACTAATACAATCACAATCAACGCTAACGTTTACACCGGTAGCTTCACAAAGAAAGATGGAACAACACGTAACATGCGTTTCTTGAAAGAAAATGCTGTTCCTAACTCTCTACGAGGATCTGGAGTTAAGCCACGTTACTTGGATACAAAGCACGAAGTAGTCTTCGATCTTGATCAAAATGGCTGGAGAGTCTTCAATCACAACACTGTTATTGAAAGCCCGAGCTTTTCAAGACAAGAAGTAACTATCAACGGATAGTAACGAACCGTCTAATATTCAAATATAAAAACAATAATACCTTATAAATCGTATTCACCAGTTGTTTGTCGAGATAACCAACGCTTGTAAAAAACTCGACCCTTTATCTTCTTATTGAGGTTCAAATAGAAGCGAAAACTGGTTGGGAGTGAGATTAAGCTCTCTGCCTTAGACAACTAAGTCACATAAAATAACAAGGAGATTAACATGGCTATAAACTTAGAAGCAATGCGAGCTAAATTAAACGCAAGTAAGAACGGCGTGAAAGCGTCAAAAAACAATACGAAGTGGCGTCCGAAAGAAGGCGATCAAACCATTCGTATCCTTCCATCAAAAGATGGAGACCCATTTAAAGAGTATCATTTCCACTATAATGTGGGAAAGAATCCCGGAATCCTCTGCCCTAAAGCAAACCATGGAGAAGATTGTCCTATTTGCAACTTTGCCTCTCAACTTTGGAGAGATGGAGTTCAGAATAATGACGAAACCGCAAAACGAGAAGCAAAGAAATTGTTTGTACGTAAGCGTTACTACTCTCCAATCTTGGTTCGTGGGGAAGAAGCTGATGGGGTTCGTGTCTGGGCCTATGGCAAAATGGCATATGAAACTCTTCTCGGGCTAGTTATTGACCCTGATTATGGTGATATTACAGACCCCGAGTCCGGCACCGATATAGTTCTTAACTATAACGTCCCCGGAACACCCGGCTCTTTTCCAAAGACCATTCTTAAGCCTCGTAGACGACCATCGGTTTTGTGTGATGATGATGTCGCAGATTGCGAAGCTCTACTTGACTCGGTGCCTGAAATTTCGAGTCTGTTTGAACGCAAATCCTCCGAAGATGTTCAAGCGATTTTAGATGAGTTCTTATCGAACGAGACCACCTCCGAAGGTCGTTCATCTGAAACGGCAAAGTATGGGACTGACGCAGTCAATGATGCTTTCGAAAAGTTAATGGGCTAAACGGAGCCAAGCCTCGCTCCCCGGCTCTAAAGGGGAGCACCTTATCATTATAAAGGAGACAAAAATGATTAATTTATTACTATTGGCAATGATTGCCTGTGGAGAAGAAAAACAAGAAGACAGTGCACCTGAACCTTCAGAACCAGTTGAAGAAACTGTTGAAGAAGAAGGGGCGAGTGAAGAAACAGAAGAATCCTCCGAAGAGGAAGCTGCAAGTGAAGAAAGTCCCGAAGAGGAAGAAGAAGCAGCAGAAGAAACAGAGTAGCTTTTATAAGCCCGACAGGGAGGCAAACGGTCATCAGATGCCTCACACCATAACAACAAGGAAACAAAACAACATGGGAGAGTTAATACAAATGAAAGCAGGAAAAATTAACATAAAAGAAATGAAAAAGAAAATCAATAAGTCAATGGGTCTTGAAGCGGCTTTTGACTTAAGAGAGAAGAATCCAACACAGGTAACTGATTGGATACCAACAGGCTCTCGCTGGTTAGACTCCATCATCTGCAAAGGCAAGATGGCAGGAATACCAGTTGGAAAGATCACCGAACTCGCTGGTCAATCCTCTGTTGGTAAGTCTTATATGGCAGTACAGATAGCGGTAAACGCTCAGAAGAGAGACATCTTCGTAGTGTATTTCGACTCAGAGTCTGCTATTGACCCGATGTTCCTTGAAGAGTCTGGAATAGACTTGGATAACAACTGGATGTACGCTCAGGCGATCACAGTTGAAAAGGTGTTAGGAACAATCGAAGACCTAATGAATGATTACCCTGAACAAAGGTTCTTATTCGTCTGGGACTCAATAGCAGCGACTGCTTGTGAAAAAGACATTGAAGGTAACTTTGACCCTCAAGCTTCTATGGCTGTAAAGCCAAGGATACTTGGTAAGGGGTTTAAGAAACTTACTCTACCCTTAGCGAACCAACAATGCGCTTTGTTGCTTGTAAACCAACTCAAAACGAATATTACAACCAGCATAGCAGAGCAATATACGACACCATGGTTCGCACCCGGTGGGAAGGCGATTGAATATATGTCTTCCCTACGTATCTGGTTAACATCCCGAAAGTCAAAAGCTTCATTCGTCTTTGACGAAAATAACCGAAGGATAGGATCAGAAGTAAAGGCAAAGTTGAAGAAGTCGCGTTTTGGAACGCAAGATCGAATGTGTGGCTTTCAGATACTTTGGGGTGATGGAATAGGCGTAATGGACGAAGAGTCTTGGCTTGAAGTCATCAAACAGTCATCCTCCTATCGAGTTGGGGGAGGTTGGTGTTACCTTAAAGACCCGAAAGGAAAGGAACATAAGTTCCGACAGAAAGAATGGAAAAGTAAGCTCGAAGATAAGAAGTTTAAAGAAATGATTATTAAAATGATGGATTATGAATTGATAGAGCAGTTTGATAGTGGTAAATCAAACATCAAGTTAGAAGGTGAAGAAGAATAACAACGTGTAAAATCTCCTATGTTGGCCCCCGACAATCCGTCGGGGGTTTTTTTTTACTTTTTTGCTTGACAAATATTGAGAACGTGTTATAATACAAACAT